GACAGATTTTTGAAAAAGAATGCAGCTCGAACATTCAACACTACGGCTGACGCTTTACGAATGTTAGGATGTAAAAGAGCCGATTATAAAGAGGGTGAAAAAAATGTATGGTTTGTTGATATGCCAGATTTTGTAAGTCATCAGAGTATTAAACCTAAAGATAAAAATTCTACAGAAATGGATGAAGAACATCATGACAAGTTCAGGAATACAAAAGCACAAAAACCTGTATAGAAAAACAGTTAAGATTTTCGGTCCTCCAGGCACTGGTAAAACACACACCTTGATCGAAAGAGTTTTAAAAAAACATTTAGCTAGAGGCATACACCCAAAAGACATTGCCTTTATTTCATTTACCAACAAAGCTGTCGACACAGCAAGAGACAGAGCCTTGGCAACTTTTACACAATATACAATGGATGACTTTGAAAGATTTAAAACGCTTCATAAATATTGCAGGCGTTATTTTGAAGAAGAGGTTTTCGATCCTAAAAACTGTATGCTTGATTATGCATTACAAGCTAAGATAATTAAAACATCTGATAATCGTTTGTCTGATGATAATTTTCATTATAAAGATTGGTCACTAGGCGTGTATGATAAAGCACGAAACACGCTTCAAGAACCTCAACTAGTTTATAAAAAAGAAAGTTATAGAAAAGATAGTCTTGAAATTTTTCTTAGAAAGATTGACACATACGAGCACTATAAAAAAGATTCGTTTATTGATTTTACAGATATGATTGCAAGGTCAATTGATGAAGTAGACTTTCCTCCACTTGAAATTTTAATTTTAGACGAAGCTCAGGACTTTACACCTTTACAATGGTCGGTCATTTATAAAATGGCAGATAATGTAAAAAAAATTTATTTAGCAGGTGATGATGATCAAGGTATTTATAAATGGAACGGAGCAGATCCAAAATATTTCACTACTTATTTTCCTGGTCGCAAAGTTATCCTGAGACAAACAAGAAGATTTGGTGAAGAGATTTATCGTTTTTCTCAAATCATTAGACGAGGAATTTTTGACAGTGTTGAAAAAGACTATGACTGCTTACCAAAAAAAGGCAGCGTAAAAAGATATTTAAATTTTAGTGAAATACCTTTTCACACGTTGGAGGGCACCTGGTATATTTTAGGTAGAATTCATTCAACTGTTAATGAATTAAGAATGTGTGCAAAAGATGTAGGCTTATATTTTTCTGATAACAAGGGAAATAAAAGTTTTGATGTGAAGCAATGGGAGGCTATAAAATCTTGGACAAAGATAAGCAATAATAAAAAAATCAGTAGGAATAGTGCAGAAAACATGTATAAATACCTAAGAGAACTAAAAGATTTTAATTTTAGAACACCAAAGTTTTGGCAAAATATACCTGAGACTCAGATGTTTGATTTAAAAGATTTAAGAGAATGGTGTGGCTTAGACATGGATGATTCTTTTTTAAAAAAAAATTGGTGGGAAGTTTTGAAAAGAAATTTTAAAGATAATCAAGTGACCTATTTTGTTCAGTTGTTAAAAAATTATGGTCAGCAAATATTATCAAATGACCCTAATATAATTATTGATACAATACATTCAGTCAAAGGTGGTGAAGCTAATAATGTTTTAATTTATTCAAAAACTAATTACGCATCAACTTATGATAAAAAAAGTAAAGAAGAAAAGTCAGATGAGAAAAGAGTTTATTACACAGCCGTCACAAGAGCCAAAGATACTTTACATATCCTATCTACTGACTTTCGATTTCACTACCCAATCGGAAAAGATTATTTAATTTATTTACAGGAGAGAAAATGACCAGTCCTTATTTTGAAGAATTACCTGTTGGACAATTCTATAGTCCTGAACTTCACAACATAATTTTTAACCCTAAAACACAATGGGTAAAATATTTTAATTTTACAGCTACACCAATACCTTTAAAAATACTTTTTATGGATGATTTTTACATATGGTTGTATGGCAAACATAAATATAAAGCGGGTGTTTTAAAGATGGAAAATCAAACAATTTATAACTGGCACAGAGACTCCACTAGAGGTGTGTGTATTAACTCATTAATTATGACACCTAATACTTCATATACATTTTTTAGAGAATATAATGATGTAAGCCATTCTATTATTGAATTACAATATTATCCTGGTAGCAGGTTTATATTTAATAATCAAAAGGATCACATGGTCATAAATTACAATGGCACAAGGATGATGCTTACAATAGAATTTGAAGAAGACAAAAACAAACTGAGATACATGGATTTATTAGATGAAATAAAAAAGGATTTTTTAAATGAAAAATGATCTTTGGGATAGAGGTGGTCAATATTACACAGTATTTAAAATACAACCATCACAATTTATTAACGAAAACAAAATACTTTTTGCCGAGGGTAATGTTATAAAATATATATGCCGACACAAAGGTAAAGGTGGTAAAGAGGATTTATTAAAAGCAAAGCACTATATAGACATGATAATAGAAAGAGATTACAAATGAAATGTTGGCACTGTAATACAGAATTAATATGGGGTGGTGATCATGATATTGAAGATGAGCATGATGAATTTTGTATGGTCACAAATTTATCATGTCCTAATTGTGGTGCTTATGTTGAGGTGTATTTACCAACAGACGATGCTGAACCAACTTGGCAGAAAAAATTAGGAGCGGCTAATGACTAGCTTACAACTTACATTTAATTTTAAAAAACACATCTGGTCAGCTCCAAGTGAATATAAAGATCTCGGAGACGCACAGGAAATTGCAATAGACTTAGAAACTAAGGATGAGGGCATAAATAATGGACTGGGAGCTGGTTGGGCAACAAACCAAGGAGAGATAATTGGCTTTGCGGTTGCTACTGAAGGGTGGCAAGGCTATTATCCATTTGGTCATTTTGGCGGTGGTAATTTAATTAAAGAACAAGTATTAAGATACATGAATGATATTTGTTCATTGCCCTGTCGAAAAATTTTTCATAATGCTCAATATGATGTTGGATGGCTCAACGCTTATGGTATCGAAGTTAAAGGAGAAATTGTTGATACCATGATTGCAGGAGCTTTAATCGATGAGAATAGATACACTTATAAATTAAACGCTTTAGCTAAAGATTATTTAGGAGAGTTAAAAGCGGAAACAGATTTGAATGAAGCAGCTCAGGCTCATGGCGTTGATCCTAAAGCAGAGATGTGGATGTTACCCGCAGAACATGTTGGATATTACGCTGAACAAGATGCACGGCTCACGTTTCTTTTATGGCAAAGATTTAAACATGAAATACATTCACAAAGTTTAGAGACTGTATGGGATCTTGAAAGACGTTTGTTGCCAATACTAATAAAGATGAGAAAAAAAGGTATTCGAGTTGATGTTGAAAAAGCATCCTCTTTACAAAAAAAGTTTATTGAAAAAGAAAAAGATATTTTATTGAAAATAAAAAAACTTGTGGGAAAAGATATTGATATTTGGGCAGCAAGACAAATTGCTTTTGGTTTTGATAAATTAGGTATCACATACCCTAAAACTGAAAAAAGCGGTGAACCAAGCTTTACGCAAAATTGGTTAATAAACTCTGATCATGAAATTTCTAAATTAATTGTACAGGCTAGAGAGATTAATAAATTTCACAACACGTTTTTAAACTCGATAATGAAGTTTGAATATAAAGGCAGAATCCATGCTGAAATAAATCAATTACGTTCTGATACAGGAGGCACTGTCAGTGGAAGACTAAGTATGTCAAGTCCCAACCTACAACAATTACCTGCACGCAATAAAGAATTTGGACCGATAATTAGAGGACTTTTCCTTCCTGAAGAGAACTACCAATGGGGTTCTTTTGATTACTCTCAACAAGAACCTCGTCTGGTGGTGCATTATGCTTCAAGTATTGGTGAAGGCTATGAGGGTTCACAGGAACTTGTCGAAGCTTACACAAAAGCTAATGCTGATTTTCATCAGACTGTGGCTGACTTAGTTGGTATAGATAGAAAGCAGGCAAAAACAATTGGTCTTGGTTTAATGTACGGCATGGGTAAAAATAAATTAGCAAACATGTTGGGTTTAGGTTTTGATGAGGCTAGTGCACTCATAGGTAAGTTTAATCGTAGAGCACCTTTTGTAAAATTATTATCTGATCGATGTATGAAAAAAGCCAACAGCGAAGGAGTTATACGAACTAAACTTGGAAGAAAATGTCGTTTTGATATGTGGGAAACAAAAGATTTTGGTATTCATACTCCTGAGAAATTTGAAAATGCTTCTGCAAAATATGGTGCTAATAATATTAAAAGAGCTTTTACTTATAAAGCTTTAAATAGATTGATTCAAGGATCAGGAGCTGACCAAACAAAAAAAGCTATCGTTGATTGTTATGAACAAGGTGATTTGGCTCTTTTACAAATTCATGATGAGTTATGTTTTAATGTTTCTTCTGAAGAGCATGCTCAGAAAATAAAGACAGTGATGGAGGATGGCGTGAAACTTAGGGTTCCAAGTGTGGTAGACGTTGCTTTAGGCAAAGACTTTGGTGAAGCGAGTTAGTATTTCGCTTTTGCTTCTTTTATATCGGCTAGTACCAAATCTTGCTTTATAGCATCAATTTTTTTTTCAATATCTTTCATCTCAATAGAGTAAACACCACTTTCAGTATACATAGCATTCCATTTAGATTCTAAAGACATCTTAGCATGTAACAATTCCGTTATTGCCATTTTCACTTCCTTTCATAATTAAAGTATAAAAAAGATTATAAAAGATGTCAATTGGCTTGCACTATCACATTTAAACATATATATTTATAATTAATATTAATTTAAAATAAGGAAAAATTATGGATACTACAAAATGGCACACAGTTGCTATAAGAAAAGATTGCTACTACAAATTAAAAGGTCTATGCTCAGTAAAATATAGAAGACCTAATAATATGATTAGCAAAATGATTGATGAAACAATTCGTTATCAAGCTAAAAAAGAGGGCACAAGTTATGAAGCCTTTTCAGAACATCTTTTAGAAAAAGGAAAAAAATCAAATGCCAGAGATTAAATCTAGATGGGCAGAATTTTTAGTTTATATAGACAATAAAAATTATGCCACAGGTTATAGAGACGATGAACAACCTCATGAAGATTATGAAAAGGGTATTTACGTTTCTATACCAACAAAAATTCCTGTAAGAACCGATACTCTTTTTGAGTATGGTGGTCACAAAATGAAAGCTTTAGTTGTAACTAAGTGTGATAATTTTGATGATCATTTTAAAGTTTTTTGTAGAGAGATAAAATGAAATGGATCGTAATATTTTTTTTAGCTAACGGATTGGAACATGTTTATGGCGAAGTGGATATTTGCGACTACGATAAAATATGGGAACAAGTAGATATCTATGAAGCTGCAACAAATAAAGATGTTACAGGGTGGGGATGTTATGACGAAAAAACTTTCATCTTACGAGAAAAAGCTAAAAAGAGATTAGGGACAGGTGTTTAATTTTTTCATAATAACATTTTGGTTTGAGTTGAATGATAAATTACATATGGAACATTTTTCTAATTTTCGATATGCAGATTGCGAAACTGCGATTGCAAAAATTGTTAAAGACTTTGAAAAAAAAAATATTAATAAAAAAATAAAAGCAGCTAAATGCAATGACCCTATTATTTGGTTTAAAAAA